ACGCTTCCCAATCAGTAAAATAGTTTTCATCTAAATTATAGTTTGCCTTTCTAAATTCAATGTTTGGAAATTCTTGTTTAAGTTCGTTAATTAAATCTATTTCGTTTAACATACCATTCCAAGTTTGACCAAGAACCCTGAACTTTGTGTATTCAAAACAGGTATCTTCATCTAATTTAGTTATTTCCATAATCTTATTGGAAACTTCTTTTAGTATATCAACACCCATTACTGACCTATAAAATAAAAACCAACCTTTTGGAGTTAAAGTTTGTTCAGAGTTATAATAGTCATCAAAGATTTTAGCACACTTTCCAACTTCAGAACTTCTAAACAACCACGAAATCTTTCTGTCTTTGTTTAATAAGCTGAACTTTGCTTTGTCAAATGTTACTTCAAACCTGTTTTGGTTGTTTACTTTCATTTTTAAAATGTATGTGGTATCCGTTAATTCTTTTATCAGTAACAGTTTTTACTGTGGTTACTTTTAAATATTCTATTTTGTGTTTCTCAAATAAAAGCCTAACATCTTCAACAAACTTATGCTCTTTGAGTGTCATAAACTTGTTTAAGTTCGTTTATTTTATCTCTCCAACAAGAACCACAATTTGAAGGCTGTATATTTTCATTAAATACATTCTTATAAATTTCAGTAATTCTATTCTGCTGCTTCGGTGTTAACTGATTATTAGTAGTTGAGAAAAAATTAGTTAACCATTCGTTATCTACATCGTTAATACATTCAGTTTTCTTGTAAGGAAACATTTTATTTAGTAATTCTTTACGTTCACCACACCCACAGTTTTCACCTAAAACTGATTTAACAACTTTTGCTATTCCTGTAGTTTCTAATACGTTTTCTACAGTGTCTCCAAAACCTTGAGCTTTTTTCTTTCTTGCCATAATTATATTTTTATTAGTTTATATTTATTGTTTTTATTTTTAATTGAATGTCTTACACTTGAATAACAATAGTTAAACGCAATACAAGCATCTTTAATTGTATCAAAATAAACTCCTGTATCTAAATGCAAAACTTGTTTAGCGTATGGATTTTTTTTACCTTCTTGATTTCTAACTCCTTTAAGACAATTATGTAAACCTTGCAATTCATATTCTTTGTTTAAAGCGTCTCTTAAATCATTTGTAACATACAAAACTTTTACAACATCGTTATCTATGCAAAAATTACTTTTGCTTGAATGTTTCCATAATCTTTTTCTTAAATTAGTAGTTACACCAATGTAATTATCTAATGTTAAATGATAAATAATATATTCTTTATCCTTAATGCTATATAATTTTCCCATTTTTTTAAAGTTTTAAGTTATCGTAATCGTCTTGAAGTAATCTTTTAAGTTTTTGCTTATTAGCTTTTAACGTGTGGAATATTGAAACAAAACTAATACCTGTTTCTTTTGCTAATTTTCTTATTGAGGTTTTATTATCCCTATATAAAGTAAATAGCTTTTTGTCGTACCATTCCCAACTGTTAACCTCTTGTTCTGCTTTTAGCCTAAAATCATTCCATTCGTTTTCTTTGTCTTCTGAATAGTCATCAATTAAGTTGTAAATTTCATCATTAAGTTCACATTTGTCAATGCGTTTTCTAATATTATGAAGTTGAAAGTGTATGTTTCTAATTATTATAAATACATAACCACGATTAATTTTGCCATTGGTAAACATTTGCTGTTCTGATACTTTGTATTTATGTAGCAAAAGATACATTTCTTGAACAATATCTTCAGCCCAATCTTTGTCAAATACCGAAGCAAGTTCTACCCAATCTTTGTGGTACTTTGCAACTCTTTCTAATATTAATTCGTTTCCCATAAAATGTTTATTGCTAATACACCAATCAAAACTTGAATAGTGTAATATTTTTCTTCTTCTTGCTCATCACAATCATAAAGAACTCCTAACATAAAACCCTGAATAGATGCTATCTGTATATCTTTATCTGTTTGGTGCGCCCATACTAAAAGAATAGCTAATAAAAATAATAAAATGTATATAATCATAATTAATAAAGTTTTGCGGTTATTTTAGCTACCTTTTGTTCTATTGCAGGTTTTATACTAATTTTTATTTCTACGTCTGTAAGTTCTGAATCTTGTTTTAAAATTTCTTTATAGGCTTGTTCTATACTTTGCCAATCTAAAACTGAATCAACTTGTAATAATTCCTCAATCATTTGTAGCTTAAAAGTAACGTCTTTAAAGTAAGATAATAATTCAGGGTTATCAGAATTATAAACTAACATTCTTGCAGTTGAAGTATGTAAGTCTTGCAAATGATTTTTAATAGTTAAATTTTCCATAGTTCAAATTTATTAATAAGTTATTAACAATTAACATTTTTTAATATATCATATAAATCACCTTCAACTTGAGGGAATCCAAAATTATTGACTTTAAAGTTAAAATCTTCAAAACTTGCATTTCTACTTCTTTTGCAACTTACTTTAACCAATTCTTTATTTACTGTGTTTAACTCTAATTGTATTTGTGTTTCAGCTTTTTTCTCAAGGAACGAACCTAAATGTCCTGTTGGTTTATCTGTTCCAAAATTTGAGTGAATTACAGTTACAATATGACAGTTTAATTCTTTTGACCAACGCATTAAATGTTGAGCAACTTCTGAAGCCTGTTCTATACTATTTACATCGGAACATAAATCTGCAATACCATCAATTATAACTAATCCAATATCTTTACCTTCTAATTTATCATAAAGTATGTATTCAATAAAAGAAACCCTTTCTTTAAAACCTAATTGACGTAATGCGTAAGTATGATATTTATCATCTTTTAAACCTGTCATTTGAAGTGGTCTTTTAAAAACCATTGAAGCGTGAAAGTTTCCCTGCTCGGTATCAAAATGAATCATATGTTTATCTTGTCTATTACCTCTTAAATTACCTCCGAAGCCTTGTAGTTCATTTTTCATATAAACTGCGCTTAAAAGCGAAATAAAGAAGGTTTTTTTAGATTTTGGAGGCGCTTGTATAAAACTAAAGTTTCCATAAGTTCCTATTGGTAGAGGATAGGTTTTATATCCATCTTTTGTTTCGTATTCTTTTTCACCAAAACTAATTGCAGGAATTGGATATTCTATTTCTTGTTCAGGATTAATGTAGCAATCTTCTTCAAGAACCTCCATTAACATTCTATTTATTGTTTCTTGTTCTGTCATTATTTTTTATATTTTTCATTGATTATCATTGGAGTTGTATTAATCCATTTTATAGAGTGATGTATTCTTGGATTTGAAGTATTCATTATAGAAACCTTTGCACTGCTTGGATGCATCATTACTGTTGTAAAAGATTTACAATAAGTTCCAAACCTATTATACATATCAGTAATTCCACTTTTTTGACTTTGAGTTGCAGATTGAGTTAAACTTATCATTGGTATTGTTCCAAATAATTCTCCTCTGCTTCCTAATGTAGTATATGTATTTACATCTTCATTCATTGCTCCAATAAATTGAAATTCTCTTTCTGTACTACAAAAAAAACTATTCATACATTTACGAAGCAATGGTCTTTTTTTAACATAAGGATTAGTAACACCACCAATAAAATCTCCACCTTGTGCAAATGCAATACTTTTAAAATTAGTATTTTTGTAAAATTCTAAATGTAAATCAATTATATTATTAAGATTTGTTATTTTATGAACTTTTAATTTTTTACCATCATTACTTTTATATCTCCATTCAAAACTTGTATAATCATCATCTAATTGTACAAAATAAGTAATTCCTATTTCTTTTGCAATTTTAAAACAAGCATTTCTTGCATGTGTAATTGTTCTTCTTTCGTCAAAATTATTACCTTCATCAACTTTATCAGCAAATTCTTTTTTATCAAATATTTTAACATATTCTTTTCCAAAGTTTTTTTGATATTCGTTTATAGTTTTATCTTCATTATCAACTATAAAATATATTTTACCTGTATAACCACTATAATTTAAAGTATTTAAAGTTTTTACATTATTTGGTCTTCCGTGCGTTAATATAAATACTGCAAAATCTTTATTGTTCATATACTTCTAAATATTGAGTTCGTATTTCATCACATAATTTAACATAACCTAATTGAATTGCTTTTTCAAAATCTATAATAACTAAAGCTGATTTTTCCATTAAATTTTGCATTTCTTTGCTTGAATTTGCATAATAATCTGCAATTTTTTCATAATTAAAAACATTATGTCTTCTTGCTGCATCAATTAAAAAATTTTTTTCTTCAAACCCTAAAGATGATTTTTCAATTTCTCTTATTAATCTTTGAGTTTTTGATTTATCATAAAGTTCAAATATATGAGGCTTTTTATTTTTTGGCTCATAAATTGGTGATTCTACTTTTTTAGTATATTTATTTTCATCATTGGATGTAAATTCATTTCCAAATAAATTTATTTGTTTCATAATTGTTTTGTTTAAAAAAGGGAGCGTTTAAACTCCCTAATTAATTTAGAATGGTAAATCACTTGTGTCTACCGATGCACTTGCAGGTTGTCCTTCTTTTTTAACTGCTTTAATGTTTCCATCAGTCCAAACAACTGAACCATTTCCAAGATAGTTCTTTTGCTTTTTAGCATCACGCTCTTCTTTAGTTTGTGAATCTGTTAAAGATACATTTTGCCCCCATTGGTTAGCATCGTCGTTAATGTTTAACGTACAGTTATAATAAACGGCTCCGTCTTTACCCATTACAAACTTCTCTTTTGGTAACTTGTCAACTCTAATACTTAAATTGATAATTGCACTCATAATATTTAATTTTACTTTGCCTACCTTTTTTTACTGTTGTCGGCTATTCAGTTTTTATATTTTTTTGTAAAAGGCTTTTTTACTAAACAAACCTTGTTTGCCATCTATTGTTGTAACTGCATATAATTTTATATTTGCTGTTTTATGTTTTGATATATTAAAAACAACTACAATATCACCATTATTAATATCATTATTTTTAAATATATTATTAAAAGATAATTTTTCAAACATATCAGTATATGTTGAATACATATGACCTATATTTTTTATAACTAAAATATCACCTTTTTTTATTTTCATATTACTTTACTTTTAAAAGTTCGTCTTTTACTTTTTTGGCTAATTTATACTTTTTTTCTATAACATCAATACTTCCACCGCCTTTTAAATACTCAATAGCTTTTGTAAATTCAGGTTGACCTATGTTTAACCATTTTTGCTCAACTTCTGTTATTGTAGTTGTAGCAGGTTTTCCGTGTGTATTAGTTGCATCAGGGTCTTGTGTGTCATCAATTAAAAGTAAATTACCTAATGCGTATTTTTTACCATAAGAAGATGCAGAACCAAATTGTTGAGGTACTTGCATTCCTTTTTGTTGTAAGTCTACTCCTACTATTGCAGTAGCTGTAATTTCATTTAAACCATTATTATCATAAATAGTTGCAGTTGATTTTAACATTGGTGGTAAATTACTGTCAAATGATTCAACTAATGATTCGTTAATTGCAAAAGAAACTGAATATTTTTCATTAAAAGGTTTTAACGCTTCTAATATATCTTCTGCTGAACGGAAGTTGTATTTTCCAAAAGAGTTAAACTTTGATTTGTTAGCTTTAAATTCTACTTGAATTTTGCTCAATTTTTCGTGTAATGTTAATTCTTTCATAATTCGTAAGTTTTTTGTTTAATAATTGTTTTGTATTCGTTTGGACAATCTTCATCACATAATTCAAATATGTGTGTTTTAACTTCGTTTAATTTGTTTTCAAGTTCGCAAATCTTTTTTTGTAATGCTTCAACCTGAAATCTTTGATAGTCGATTAAATCTTTCATTGTTTTTGTTTTTAATTATGAAGCAAATTTATAATGTTTTTTTTAATTACAAACTATTTTTTAAAACTTTAACAAAATTTTAACTTTTAGGTAAAAAAAGGGTAGTCGTTAAACTACCCAATTCAAACAATTAGAAACAATTAGAAATATCAAGAAAATTCTTTTAATTTATTTTTGTAGTGTTGTATCATATCTTGCAAATCGTTATCAGAGAATTTAACAATTTGTTTCGACTTTAAAACCATTTCTTCAGCTTTGTCTAAACCCAAATATTTAGCGAATAAAAACTGCTGTCCCTGATTTGTAATATTGCATCCATAACATTGAACTCCTACGTTGTTTTCATCCCAACGTGTTGAGTAATGCCTACGTGATTGGAAGTGACCGCATTGTAATTTTTTCCAATGGTCTTTTTTTCCACAAGTTACGCATTCAGCTATTTCATTTTTTGCATAACGCAAACGTATGTATTGGCTAAATACAGTATCTAAATTCTTAACTATTGTGGAACGTTTGATTTTCATTAATACAAATGTAAATAATAGTTATTAACAAAATGCTTAATAAGTGAAGTTTTTTTATTCTCGCGTGTACACGCTTATTTTAATATAATAATATATAATAATAATATATATATAATATTTATATAACTCTTAAATATCTTTTAAGAATATAATATATAATTAATAATAATATAATTAAAAATAATATATAATATTTAACATTATAATTATCTTTTTCAGTATTCTTTTGTTTAATTACTTCTTTAGATTTGATATTTGATACTTTAGCTTCGTTTTTAACAACTCTAATATCTTTTTTATATAAAGTATTATCTTTTTTATTTTCGTGTCTTAAAACGACGTTAAAATACGTTTTGTTATTATATGTAAAAGGCTTTAAATTATCTTTAGCTTCTACTGTAAAAATATCCAATTCGTAATTAAATTTAATTTCAACATTTGAACTATCAGTTGTTACTTTGTTTTCTACAATTTTAGTTTCAACTTCTTTCTCTTGTTTGTTTATAGCTACCTTTCGTGAACCACAAGACGCTAAAATGATAAAAGTAAGTAAATATATGTATTTCATAAAATAGTGTCTTAAATCGCTTTATATTCGTTTTTGGCATCAAAACTTGGACAAGCCTTTGCAACCCCTTTGAAATCTTTATGCCCTTGAACAATAGCGTTTGGAAATTGTTTTTTAGCTTGTTTAACTAAATATAATAAACTTTCTTTTTGTTTTAAAGTTCTTGTATCTTTTGGTCTTCCTGATTCATCAATACCACCAATGTAACTAAAATGAATAGATTGTGAATTATAACCTTTAACTCCGTTTGTAGTTTCTTCGTATTTAGCAAGTTCGTGAATAACACCATTTGCATCAATCAATCTATGATAACCTACAGACTTCCACTTTAAAGTATTTTTCCAATAATTTAAAATAGCTTCTTTTTTTGTGTTTGGTTGCGAAGCTGTGCAATGAATTACAATATATTTAATATCTCGCATTTTATTTTATTTCGTTAATATCTGCTTTAACTTCTTTTGCTCGGTTTAATATATTCTTTAACATTTTCCAAATATCAACTTTTAACGCTAATTCTATATTTTCTTTAATGCTTACAAGTTCAATGAAAATTAAAAGTATTGCAACTAATTTAGTAAACATAAATTTTATAGTAAAATGTTGTAACACAAATTCATTTAATAAAAAGTTATCAATTACATATAATAATAAAATAGTAATTTGATACAATAGCATTTTGCTAACTATATTGGATAATGTTCTTGAACGAATAGATTTCCAACCTGTTAATTTAACACTTTTAAAAATACCTGTAAAAGTATCAAGGAATATACCAAAAGCAACTGCAATTAATAAACCCTGAATCGGTGCAAAGAATAATATCAAACCGCTAAAAAAATAATTAAGATACGTTTTCATAACCTGCAAAAGTATGTTTTGGATTATTTACAAGTATTTCAGCTTTACCAAACTTAATTTCGTTTTCACTCATTACGTCATAATGGAAACCATCAGCGTAAACAGGAGCAGTTATTTCTTTAAAATCAGCGTCATAAGTTCCATTTTCTAAAACTATTAAACCAATTTCTACTATTGCGTGTATACCTTGTCCGTAAGATAAAGTAATTTCTTTGTCAAGGTTTTCTACTTCTACATAAACTTGCTTTGCTAATAAATCAGCTATTGCAGTTTCTTTGTTTGTGTATTTTAATTTGTATATGTACATTTTATAAAGTTGTTAGTTCTGCTAATTCAGCATTTGTTAAACGTGTTTTGAAAAGAGTAATTATATTATGTTTTGTTGAACCGTTATATGGAGCAACTCCAATAGGATCAGATAAAATATTATCAAAAGTTCCTGAAAAGGTTCCGCTTGCTTGAGAAGCTACTAAAGTTCCATTTATATATACTCTGAAATCACTTTGACCATAAACGAATGCTAATTTATATCTGCTTCCATAAATACCATTTGATGGGTTATAATTAAAAACTAAAGAATTACCATTACCATAAAATTGAATTCCATTTGATCTAAACCAAATAATCTTTCCGTTATTTCCTGATATTTGAATTGGTATTACATCAATTTCATTATTGTTCCAAATATAATCTAAAAATATAGTCCCCTCTGTTTGCCCTATTAAATCGCTTATACCTGTTTTAGATATTACATCTGCGTTACGTGTTACAGCTGCAGTAGTTGTAGGAATGTATGAAGTAGCGTATGAACCAACCTCTGCCGTAGCTCCGTATGCAAAAACACCTTTAACACCATCTCCCGACCAATTAATAAGAGGGTTGCCTGTTGTGTAGCTATCGGGTAAAATAACTAATGATGATTGTGATAAAAGACCAATAGTAGTATCAATCAAAGTAATACGATACCATCCATTACCATAATTTACAATGCTACCCGTTTGGTTTGTTGATAATAAAGTACCATTAGATAAATCAAAAGCAGCATAATTACCAACAAGCTCACTCTCTCTAACCGCTACTTTACTATATCCGTTTGCTTTTACAAACCAAGAGTGGGAAGTTGTACCGCTTTGATTAAAAATATTAGAACGTAAAATGTGAACGTCATTATTAGTATTAGGTATAACAGTATCAGCATTAGTGTTACCATCAGGAGAAACTCCATTATTTGCAGTTATTGAAACATTTAATTTAATCCAACTTATATTGTCAAATTGCTCTGAATAAGTTAATAAATTCGTTCTTTGTGGCTCAACTAATACACTCGGACAAGTAGAGTTTAAATAATCTAATCTTGGTACATTAACCGCTACGCTTGAAATCAATCCTGCACTATTAACCCTTCTTGCAGTAGTTGCTCTTGTTACAGTTAAATCACCACTACCATCGGTTGGTTTTATAGCGTATAACTTCGATGCTTTTGTTCCGTTTGGAGTTACTACCAAACTTGCACTTTCAAATAAACTCATATTATATATTTTCTATATTATTAATTAAACATTGTTTTGCTTCAAAGGTTCCACTATCAGTAGTAACCCTTGCTATAAAATTTATAACTGCTTCAATTTCGTTTCCTACAATTTCAGTTTCACCACTCCAACTTACCGAATAAGCAGAACCCCAACTTATATCGTTACTAACAGCACCTTGACCCCAATAAATATCATTGTTGTTTGTACCTTGCCCCCAATTTATATTATTTGCCATATTTACTTAAAAATAGTTCTAATTTCTTTTTGTTTTCTTGTTTTGGCTTGTTATAACTGCCTACTTTTTTTCTTGTTTTTTTACAACACCCAACTCCCAAAGAAGTTATCTGTGTCAGGGTACATATCGCCATTTGAGTTACTATTATATTCAGGAAAATTTTGATTATTAAAACACATAAAATCTATGAATCTTTGCGTATAGTGTTGAGCAATATCTCGTTCTTTTTCTACCAAGTAATCAATTTCGTTTTTCTCTACACTTGTAGAATTTTCAGCAGTATGTTTAAACACTCCTTTATTAGCTATTGTATAAGCTGCAAAAGGTAAATATTGAACCATTGCAAAATGAATCAACATAGGCTTGATATAGTCAGTTAAAAGATTCTTATATTTAAGATTTGCGTTTAAATTAATATCCCCACTTATAATCAAAGTTTGAAACTTATTGTATAAATCAGTTCCTAAATAGTTTTGGATAGTTATATCTTGTGCTATTTTTATATATTGAATAAAATCATCTACATCTAAATTTCCATTTAGTATTGTAAATCTTTTTACATCGTCTGTACTTATTAATAATGCGTAAGCCATTTTTTAATTGTTTTTAGGTAAAAATCCTTTGTTCGGCATATCTATCGGGCGTTGTGAAACCAATTCAGGATTCTTAATTGTATATCCGTATTTTTCAGCTGTACGACCTGCTATTATTCTTGCTTTTGGTGAATTAACGTCAATATTAACTCCTTCAAAACTTGCATAAACCCTTTTATTCCATCTATGGTGACACGCTCCTCCGCCTTTATATAACCAAATTGAATACGTATCAGCACCACGTGGACCCCAACCTTTATTAACCGCTGCTTCAGACATTCTTAAAATATCTTCTTTACGATATACCTTGTCCGCTTGAGTCATTCTTTTACAAAACAAACGAGTGTTATCAGAATTTTCACCTGCATAAACATAACGAGTTATAAAACGAACACCATCAATGTTTTCATCTTGTTCAGATTTTGCGTTTGGTCTTGCAGTTCCTGTACTTACAAAATTATAAATTTTAGACAACAAACTTTGTTTTGGTTCTTTATTTAATAATTCATTTTCAGTATCATCATTATCATAGTCAACTTCGCTTTCATCAATCAATAACCAATTTTCGTTTTCAAGTTCACCCAAGTCGATTAAACTTTGTGCTGTTTCATCATCTAAAGAATCTTCAGTAGAACAACAAACTTTGTCAGAAGACATTTTAACACCTGTTTCCTCTTCGTTTGTTTCTGC